CGTAATAGCACCCTCGGGGTCAGTAGCTCGGCGCTCCAGTGATTTGGTCCAAGCTGCTCTTACATGCTCCGAATCGAACCGCTCAATAGCACCAGTGACGGCATGATCTGCCGGTGAAGCTCCACCTTTTTCGACGTAATCTAGCAACGGTCGGAACTCTTCCCAGATGTAGGTTCTGCGTTCGGCATATGTGCCGTACTTACCCTTTATGAACTGCCAAAACTGGCTGAGGCTCCTGCAAGTTCGTACAAAGCGCGGAACCATTGTGGCGAGGGTTGAATCAGCCATGACCACTTGACGCAGCTTCAGGTAAGCAACGTCGTCTTCGTTACCTCCTGTAGCCTGCGATACCAGGATTCCTTGCAGCGCTTCTGCTTCTTCGGAGAGAGGATGCATTTTCGACCTACTGAGCGAGTTTTTTGACCAAGAATGGGTATGTTTAAACAGACGCTAGCAGCATAGCTGCCTGCATATCTACGTCAGATAACCACCATCAAGTGAGGTTGAATTTACTTAACTGATTAGTCGTGTCAATGTGCCATACCTCTGCCGTGACATCCAAGCTGCATGTACTCGGAAGATTCATTAAAACAAGGAGCATGTTTTTGAAAAAGACAGCGTTGCACGCGTCGATCCAACAGCTGCCTGTCGGGCAAGGCGGCTTCCTGATTGGTCAAATTAAGGATGACCACTCACGCGTGTTCACCTATGCATTTGATTGCGGCTCAATCAACCGCGAGCACTTCGAGCAAGGTTTGTCTTTTTGTTCACCCGGCAAGATCGACATTTTGTTCGTCTCACACCTGGACGCAGACCATATCAATGGAATTGATGCGCTAGCCGCGCATATGCAGATTGATACAGTGGTTCTCCCTTGCTTGGATGCATTGCACATGACCATGATCGCTTGCGAAGCGATTGGAGAGGCAGGGCTCAGAATGTCGGTTCAGTCATTCCTAGCTGATCCTTCAATCTGGCTTGCAGATCGCGGTGTCAGGCAAATCCTTCATGTACAGCGTGCAGACGGAACAGTCGAGGCACAGCCGTTCAATCCCGATTCTGAACAATCAATCGAAAGCGATATAGTGCCGAACGGTGAAGGGGATGACATAAATCGCCCTTTCACGATCCGTTCTCAGAATGTGGGCGAGGCTAAAACCCTACGATCAGGGACGGTCACGGTACGAACGCTTAGCGAGCATACTTCGATCTCAATGGGTACAGGGGTACGCGCAGCGACTTGGTTGCTAGTTCCCTACGTTCACCCGTTCCCAAGTGAGGATGTCGCGTTGTTTCGCAAGGCTGTGGGGCGTTTGCTTCCTCGCACGTTTGCCAGTCGGACGACAGCTTCGAAAGCATTCACAAAGAAATTATTGGAACTGCTTCTTGATGAAGGCACCCGGGAGCACCTGAAATCCTGCTATTCCATTCTGTCCGCGGACAACAATAAACCCTCATTAAGCCTCTATTCCGGGCCTCAGCCTAGCTTTGGAGGGAAAAAGCAAATTTCTAGATCAGACCGGCGCTACTGGCCACTTTATACATCCCCACATTTTAGGCTCGTAACATCTGATGGCCCACCTGCGAACAGGGGCGGCGCTTGGCTTTGCACTGGGGATGCGAACCTAAAAAGAGTAGGCACAAGAACACCATGGCTCCAGCGATTTCAGAACTTGCTTAATGAAGTAGAAGTTTTCATTTTGCCGCACCATGGCAGTAATCGTAGTATTCATGACGAGGTCATTAAGCGCTTGAAAGGTTCTATGATGCTTGCATGTGCTGCAACGGGGCGTGATACACACCCGCATCTACTTTTGCTCGGCAGACTTCACATGTATGACCAATGTGTCTGGCAGGTGTCAGAAGATGCCGAAAGCGGTTATATACTCAATGTAACTCTCACCAACTGAAGTATTGAGCATTGTTAAAAAATACTCACTGTTGAATCCTTGGCAGAGTTTGTTTTAGGATTATTTGCCTCTTGGCATGGGACAAGTCTGATGAAGCAGCACATGATCAGGTTTTTTGAAAGCTTTAAATAGACGAGCTCTACCTCTTTTTAGACAAAGCCTGGCCTACTGGCTAGCCTGTGACGGGAGGTACGGGACGAACCCAACCCATCAACCACGCGCCAAAAAAAGGCGAGTAGCAACACAAAACCTTAAGGAGCTTTAACACCGTGTCGAATTTTGATTACTACGTATCAGCCACCGACTATAACAGCGACGGCACGCATATCGCTAAATTGCGAGTGCACGAAGTCGGAACTACCGGCAAACTCAAGGCCCCCGTGGAGATGACTCGCCCTCAGGTGATTGAGTTGATCAACAAGAAAAAGACCTTCAGTACAATGACAATGGGCACTGATGGCAAATGGAAACCGGGAGCAAAACTTGAAGTAATTGCGGTCACAACCGATTATTTGAAGACAAAAAAAGATGCGTCAACGAGAGATAACCTTGAGAGTTTACCCTCGATCTAAGCTGTCTGATTTTTTGGGCCGGTAATTGAGTAACCTCATGCTCAGCGGCAGCTCTTGCTGCCGCTGAGCATGAGGCAAAGATAGTTTAGACTAGCGCCTACTCAAACTATTCCATCTCCAAATAAGCATGGGGCAGTACACCTTCAGCTAGACTAGCCTCGTAACAATGCGCCCCTCCATCACAAAAGCTTCGGAGCCGCCGGCAGTCCGTCCAAGAGAGAGATTAATCGCTTACTTACCAGTCTTTTTTTCCACAATGATTTGATCATTCGGAATATCCAACTGGCGCTGAAGCTCGCCATCCTTGAAAGCAATAACGGTCGTATTACCAAAGCCCTTGAATTGGACGGTCACACCGGCATAAGCCTTGTAGCCTTCTGGTGCTTTGGCTTCTTTGACTACCAGAGCATCAGGCAACAGGGCGTTATAAGGCGCTTTAACGTACACGGCGGCGTTCTCAATGCGAACCTGAGCCATGCGCATGGCGCCATCCATGAGTAGACCTGAAACACCACCCATCACTAATGGCAGCAGCATGACGACAGTGATGCTTACCAGATAAGCGCTTTTCTTCTTTCCGGCCTCACCCGAGCTCTGTAGCTCGTCCTTCTCGGGAGTGACGATCACAGAATTCAGCAGCCGTTCATGACGACGGTACTGAGCTCCCGCTGACTTTGCTATGGAATAGAAAACGTAGAGCGCTATCGAAAGCACCGGCAAATTCCAGTAGGCCACGTTGTCATGTTGTCCAAATGCCCAGATCAGCACCACAGCCACCAGCGCGAAAGGAATGGCCCCCCAATGGAACCGGGCCATTTCATACGCCATTTCTTTTTTCGGGTTAACTTTTTTCTGTATACGTGCAAATACAAAGTTAAAAATGGGTCGCGTCACAATCGACAAGCAAATGCCCAGCGAAACTAGGCAACCGACGAACATAGCATAAACAACACCAAAACAACTCGCGGCCAGCAGGAACAGCAGCCCGTCGCCCAAGGTCAGGCCCTGGGGGAAATGACCAACCCGTAATGCATAGATGATCACGCAGGCACTGCCTAAGGCGATACTGAATTTAAGTGCAGCACCGGTTAGCTTCAAAAGACTTTCAGCGGTGGACTCAAGGGAGGAAATCACTGTTTTCATGAAGGCACATCTGTGGGGTGGATTTAGAAGTTTTTACAACTCTCCAGCATGGTATCGACGCGATCATTCATAGCATGAGCGCACAGAGTAATCAGCGGTTACCGATGATGTGGGCATGGTGAAACTTCGTGGAAAGTTTCGAGCAGCCACGCTCTCCGACGGCCAAAGATTTCCCCAATATTTTTCAAAGCCGTCACTCGCTGTAGGACAGCTATTCAGTGCACTCCGTGCGATCTCGTGCGGCTACACCCCCCAACGCCATTACCTACAAATACAACCGAATCGGCCGGCAGACGCACCAAGTCGCCGTCGGTAAATTGTCTCCCGTCACCATTCGCAGTGACCGGGCGGAGCAGCCCGTAGCACATTAAGTTGTACGCGCATCTTTTGTAAGGGACAGGCAGCTCCATGTCTGATTTTAATGGTAACTGTACGCCGGGTGCCCTCGGGCAAACCGGCATTGCAAAGCTCCTACTCGGTCCCATTACCGGCGTACAGTGACCATCTTTTTTCACCCCCGCACGGTTCCATTCAAAGGAAGCGCCGTAGCGATCAGCGTCGTCCCCATCAGCCGGTGACCAATCCGGCATCCGCCTACCAAAACCTCTTCAAAAACACTACGTCGCCGCGCGAGTCCGGCAGGATTTACAGCGGCCCGCGGGTAAGGTCGCGCCCCCGGGAAAAAAGTCGGACGCTTCCTCGATCTTTGGAAAGCTTTCACGCGTTTAACGTACGCGTTTAAGGACACCCGCTGTTACGTCCTAACGGCTACAACGCCTTGCGTCGTTACCTACGCGTGCGCCAGAATCCGCTGGCTTGTGCGCCTGTGGGGCGGGCTATATCGTTTCCCTGTCACTGAAAAACAGTGATCGGGTTTGGTAGACCCGTAGCATCGACGCATAGCGTCACCTTTGGCGGTCCTTTCTCAGGGCTGCGGTTTCATGGTGGCCATGCGTAGGGCTCCTCCGGGGGCGCCGGTTCCGATGCCCGGTCTACCAACCTCCGTATGGCCGCCACCCTCCGTTTGGTAGCGAGATGGTGATGGCTCCAATTAAGCTGCATCGGAGTTTCATCTATGTTCAAAGTTACGCCCAACCCCCCGAATACCGGTCCAGTACCCTACGACGCCTTTATTGATCTTGACCCCAAGAAAATGAAAGAGGCGGCCGACCGCGCACTCAGCTTCTACCTCGACCCCGGGGCGTCGAAAACGCAGATACCGCCCCACAGGCCCAGCACCATTTTCACCATCGACGCAGCGGTGGATGACGAAACGTTGCTCGTCGAGGCCTGCGAATCGTTGGCATCAGCCAGCGCCATGGTCAACGATCTCGTCGACTTGACGGACGACCCACGACGCCAAACGATGCTGGTACTGCAACGGGTCATCATGTTGGGTGAGTTAGCGGTCAATCGCGTACTGGATAACCACAAGCCTGGGTAGTCGCCAGGCGGATAGCGAGGGCGCGCTTGCGTCCTCGCTATTTAGCAGCATTCAAAAGTCGCTACCGCGACAAGCTTCTTTATTGTTTCTTGGTAATGCCACCGACGTAGAACCGCAGATGATGGCGCGCAGCGCTTTCAGCGCTCAGGCCACGCAGCTCTGTTGAACGCTGCTCCCCATTCGGTAAAAACACCGTTAACGTATCGCCCTGCACCCAGTAAGGGGCGGCGTACTGCGTACCTTCATGCTCGATTGTGACTTCGTCTTCCATCTACAACACCTTGTCCTTTCTATGGAGTGATTGCCGCTCGATAACGATCCTCGATCGAGCCGCGAAATCCTCTCCTTAAACCCAATTAAAAGCCAGCGTCTGCGCCCATCGCCATCATCAGGGCTCTCAACCTGGAGCCCCCACAATGGCCGACGCACTCAGCTTCACCCTCAAATTCCCCTTCAAAAGCGCCAGCGGCGACACCCTCAAAACCCTGCCCATCACTCGCCTCAAACGCAAAGACATCAGCGCCGCGCAGGCGGTGACCAAAGATGAAGGTGCTATAGAAGACATGCTCGTGGCCAAGATGCTGGGCATCACCCTCGAAGACCTCGGCGAATTCGACATTGCCGACTCGTCGTTAGCCACCGAGGTGTTGCGGGAAATGGCAGCCGGTAGAGCCATTGCTGCAGTCCTGGGACGAAGCACTGCTGCTGGTGCTGCGTCTGCAACCGTCTGAAATAGAACGGCTAGACATGGTCGATTACTGGCGCTGGGTAGCGGTGTGTCAGCGCGAGATTAACCGCCGGCTCGAACTCGCCGAGCAATCGAGTAGCTGACCACCGTCACCAAGCCAACCACAAGCCCCGCCAGCAACGCGCCGCCCGCAGCAATAGGGGCGGCCGCCAGCGCCAGCAGTGGCAGCGCCAAGCAAAACACCAGCACCGCCGCCCACACCGGCAAGTGAACCAGGCACAGCCAGGCAAGCCAGATCACACCGGCGCTAATGGTCAGTGCATAGAGAATCTTGGCGGTGCGTACAGCGGCTTTTTCAAACATGCCCAAAGCGTAGCAACTATGGCTAACGAAGTCCTCGTCGGGTTAAAAATTGGAGCAGTTGTCTCTGGCAGCTTGAACGCGGCATTCGGGTCGGCCAAATCGACCGTGCATCAATTGGGTCGCGCCCTCCATGGCCTCACGACCAAGCAACATCAGATGGGCAACGAACTGTCGGCGTCGTTGGCCCGTGGCGGTACGGGTGTCGAGCGCCTGCGCCGGCAATACGAAGCGGTGGGCAGCACCCTTGATGGGCTCAAGGCTAAACAGGATCGCCTCACCGCCAGCATCGCTCGCGGTGAAACCCTGAAGACCAGACGTGGTGAATTACGCGGCCAGGCCATGGAAGTGGCCGGTACCGGGGCGGCGTTGGGTGCACCGATTTTTCAATCGATGAAAACAGCCGTCGACTTCCAGGACCAGACCCGCGACATCGCCATCACCGGTGGCTTTAACCCGGCGCAAGAAGCCCACCTCAGCCATGTGATGCGCGGCGCAGCGCTGCGGTGGAACCAGACCCAAACCGACGTTGCCAATGGCACCGCGATATTGATCGCGGGCGGTATTGCCAGCGCAAAAGAGCTGGCCGCCTACGCACCCGTCATGGCCAAAACAGCCACCGCCACCCGCGCCAGCATGAATGACCTGGGGTCAGTGGCCATCGCCCTCAACGACAACCTGGGCATTGGCGCCGCAGGCCTTGAGCGGTCCATGAACATGCTCGCGTTCGCGGGCAAAAGCGGCCAGTTCGAACTCGCCGACATGGCCAAATGGCTGCCGCAGTTAACACCCCAGTTTGCCGCCTTGGGCATTACCGGGGAGCGCGCCGTGGCGGAGATCGGCGCGTCGTTACAGATTGCCCGCCGTGGTGCCGGTAGCAATGACGAGGCCGCCAATAACTTCAAAAACTTCCTCTCAAAGATCACTGCGCCCGAGACACTCAAGTCATTTGAAAAGGCGGGCATCGATCTCAAAGGCAGCATGAAGAATCTGGTCAGCGAAGGGTTTTCGCCTGCAGAGTCGATGATCAAAATTCTCACCGCACACCTCGGCACAAAAGCACCGGCCGCAGCCGCCGAGTACGGCAAGGCGCTGGACATTAAGGACGAGCAAGAACGACACATCGCACTGGCTCGGTTGGATGAAGCCTACAAACTCGGCGCGTTGTTTGCCGACCAACAAGTCTTGTCATTTGTCCGCCCCGCATTGGCCAACCAAAAAGACCTGAGCAACATCCAGCAAGGCAGCAAAGACGCCGCGGATAAAGGCGTGCTGGACCAAGACTGGGCTAAACGCATGGGCAGTTCCAAGGAGCAACTCAAAGAGCTGCGCAACAACCTGACCGACATCGGCATCTCGGTAGGCAACGCGCTGCTCCCCGCGATTGTCGATGTCAGCCGTGCAGTGGTCCCGCTCATGCGGTCGTTCTCGGCATGGGCACAGCAAAACCCTGATCTCATCAGGGGTGTAGTGGGCCTGGTGGGCGGTCTGTTACTGGGCAAAATGGCCTTCATCGGCGTTGCTTATGGGGCCAACCTGGTGATGTCACCCTTTATCGCCATGACCCGCACCATCACCACGCTCTCCGCCAAATGGACGCTGCTGCAGGGGATGTGGCACATGGGCAAGTTCACGCCACTGACAACCGGCTTAAGCCGCGTCGGTCGGGGTATGCGCACGGTGGCCAGGTACGGCGGGTTGTTCTTGCGCGGCCTGACCACCGCCTTGGGCGCACCATTGATGATGATTGCTCGCGGTGGCCTGTTCCTGGGCAAGATCCTGGGCGGTACCTTGCTGTTCGGGTTGAAGCTCGCCGGGCAGGCTGTCCTCTGGCTCGGTAGGGCTTTGATGATGAACCCCATCGGCCTGTTGATCACCGGTATCGCGATGGGCGCCTACCTGATTTACCGCTATTGGGCACCGATCAAGACCTTCTTTACCGGCCTGTGGGACGAGGTAAAAGCCGGCTTCAGCGGTGGTCTGTCCGGCATCGTCGGGTTGTTGGCTAACTTCTCCCCGCTGGGCCTGGTCTACCGAGCCTTTGCCGGCGTGATGAGCTACTTCGGCATAGAGCTACCGGGCAAGTTCACCGAGTTCGGCGGCATGCTGATCACGGGGCTGGTCAATGGCATCAGCAACATGGCCGGGGCCCTCAAAGACAGCGTCGTGGGCATCGGGTCATCCGTTAAAGGCTGGTTTACCGAAACACTCGGCATACAGTCACCCAGCCGTGTGTTCATGGGCTACGGCGCCAACATCAGCGAAGGCGCCGCCCTTGGCATCCGTGCTCAGGCAGGTCTGGTACACAGGGCCGCACTCGATATGGCCGCGCAATCAAACGTCGACGTTGCCCCGCCAAACCCGGCGCAGGTTTCCAAGGCAAGCATGATGGGCAGCGCTTCGCGTATATCCCCAAGTGCAGGCCCTAGTGCGGTGGGCCCAGTGAATTTCCATTTCTCACCTCAAATCAACGTACCTGCTGGCGCGGACATGGGCCCAATCAATCAAGGGTTGCAGGCCAGCTACACCGAATGGATGCGCATGATGGAGCGCTACATCCACGACCAGCGTCGCCGCAGCTATGGCCCATCCCATCAGGGGGGCGTCTGATGTTTGCCATCTTGGGCGATATCGAATTCACCGTGGCCGGCGGCATCAGTGGCATGGAACAAAGCGGCTCGGCCGACTGGGCAGAGCACGCACGTATCCAGGGCAAGCCCTTGCTGGAATGGATCGGTGAAGGGCTCGATGAATGCACCCTGACCATCGAACTGCACCCGGTGCTGGGCAATCCAGAGCAGCGCTTGAGGGCGTTGCGCCAGGCCAAAAGTGAGCATCAACCGTTGGCGTTTGTGATGGGCAGCGGCGAATACCTGGGGGCCTACGTCATCACCCAAATGTCCAATGCCATCCGTCGCGCAACGGCCGTGGGCCAGATCAAGGCGGCCACGGTTCACCTGAGCCTTAAGGAATACACCGGGGCGTTTACGCGCAAAGTCGCCCGGCCGGGCCTGCTTGATTCTGCCGTGAACGGGACATCGGCTGCCGCCGCCGGTAAGCCCGGTCTGATCTCGCGCCTGATGCCCACGCCCAGTACCGTCCAAGCGGTGATCGGTCACGCAAAAACAGCCGGCAACATCCTCAAGGCTGGCCAGAATGTCTATCAGACAATCAAGAGCGGCAACGCCTCGATGGTCCTCGGCCAGGTTCCGCAATTGTTAGGCGTCACGGCCCGGGCCATCGCACCGCTGCAAGGGCTGAAGGCAGCCGCCGGGTTACTCGAAGACGGCGCCGACCTGTCGCAATTAGGTGAACGCGTATTGGGCAGTGTGATGGGCGCTCGAACAGCCCTTGATCCGGTCGACCTGGGCAACATCATCGACCGCTTCACGGCATCTCACGAGTCGCTCGACCAGGCGCTCACCACACTGCACAGCGCCCGTACCCGGCTGGCGGGCTTGGCAGGCCAAGTCTTGACGAGGAAGGCCTGATGTTTATCACCCACGTCACCACCGAAGGGGAACGGTGGGATCAATTGGCCTGGCGTTACTATGGCGATGCTCATCGCTATTTACCGATCGTTCAAGCCAACCCTCATGTGCCGATCAACGCGATCTTGCCGTCAGGTTTGACCTTGGCCATCCCCATCCTCGAACCCGTGACCTCCGCCCAGGACCTGCCACCATGGATGCGATAATCCCCGCCCAGGTACCGCAAGCGCGCTTCGTGCTGACCTACCAACAGCACAACATCACCCGTAACGTCAGCCAGCATTTGCTCTCGGTGTCCTATGACGACTACCTCACCGGCCAAGCCGACAGCCTGGCCGTCGAACTGGAAGACACCGACGGCAAATGGCGTGAACAGTGGTATCCAGGCCATGGCGACAGCCTCACCTTGTCCATGGGCTGGGAAGGCCAACCACTACGCGCCCTCGGCCGTTTCGAAATCGACGAAGTCGAACTCAATTGCCCACCCTCGACCATCACCATCCATGGCTTGGCCACCGGCATCAAAGCGGCGTTGCGCACACCCTCACACCACGCCTATGAAAACACCACGCTGCCGGCCATCGCCCAACAGATCGCCGCACGCCAGGGCCTGGAACTGATCGGCACCATCCAACCCATCCCACTCGATCGCCTGACCCAGCAAGACGCCGACCTGACCTTCCTGCGCAACCTCGCGGCCGAGTACGACTACGCCTTCAAAATCACCGGCCATCGCATGGTCTTCCATGCCATCAGCGCATTAGCCAAAGCGGCGCCAGTGGCAACGCTGGTACTCCAGGACCTAAGCAACGTGAACCTGCGCGACCAAATCCAAAACGTACCCCAGGCCGTCGAGATCAAACACAAAGACCCCGCCACAAAAACACTGGTGACCTACAAGATCGAAAACAACCAAACCGTCGCGGCACCCAGCAGCATCAGCAAAACCACCACCAGCGGCGACACCCAAAAAAGCCGAAAACGCAGCGCCTCGACCGAAGAATCCAAAGCAAAAGCCCAAGCCGAACTGGCCAAAGCCAACCGCGAACGCACCACCGGCAACTGGTCAGCCATGGGCCGGCCCAACCTGGTTAGCGGCAACGTCGTCACCCTGGTCGCAGCAGGAAAACTCGGTGGCCGTTACCTCATCACAGCCTCACAACACCGCATGACCCGCAAGGGCTACACCGTAAGCCAATCAGTCAGCCGCGTATCCGCGCCCTGACAACAGAGAGCCAAACAAATGGGTGTTGAACTTGAATACGGCGAAGTCAGCGCCGTGGACTATCTCACTTGCCGCATCCGCGTACGCCTGGATGATCGCGACGGTGTCGAGAGCTACTGGCTCAACGTGCCCCAACGCAACACCCAAGGCACACAACGCCGACCATTGATGCCCGAACTGGGCGAACAAGTCGCCGTGCTGCTCGATGCTGATGGTGTGGGTGGCGTGTACCTGGGCGGCATCTACTCAACGGCCGAACCACCGCCCGTTGTGGATGAAGACACGGACTATGTGCGGTTCAGTGATGGGACGATTTCGACCTACGACCGTAAGGCCGGGGTGATGAGCTTGGATTGCGTGGGGGCTTTGCTTTTGAAATGCGGACGCAACATCACGGTTGAGTCGGGTGAGCCAGTGGTGGTGAAAGCGCCTTCGGCGACGTTGGATATCCCGCAGGTCACCTTGAAGGGTGACCTGCGGGTGAACGGAAATATCAACGCGACAGGCAAAATCGAGGATGCAGGTGGTAATTCAAATCACCATAAACACTAAAATCCCGGGCCTCTGTCACTAAATTCCATCGATTTGCTTTTCTTAAGAGCACGTTTAAGGTTGTCTTTATTCTTCTTGGTAAGAGTCATCGAAAGATCTGTGCCGCTACCAATGCGTTTGAAGTATTTGATGTCTTTTTCCATTGTGTCTTCTGACACCCGCCAAGCACCAGCAGGGCCAAGAGCGGAAAGGTCAAAATCCTTCTCCACCAAAGCTTGAAGCATCTGCGGGTACCGCTTGTAGTAAAAGTCCCACGCGGTTAAAAACTTAACCCTCACAGTCGGGATAGCATGTGAGCGCATCAACGTATGGATGTCTTTTAAAAAACGGACCTGATATGGCACGTTTATGGCGTAGTCCTCGCCCGGCATTCCTAAATCGAATGGAT